ATTGATTCTGCATTGACTAATAATGCTAGTACTGGAATTCTTTTCGGTGGTGTCATCAAAAAATAAATAGACTATCGATCCAGCGGCAATAGGCGAAACCGCCGTTTTTGCAGTCCATGAAATAAATGTATAAACAGGGTTTTCAGGATCAGAATCATCTAAGACGTGACCCTCTCCTTTTGCTAAGTCAAATTTATTTGCATCCCCTCCGTTTATTGTTAAGTCACCACCGAAAAGAATTCCAGTACTAGCATTATTAGTCAATGCAGAATCAATACTTTCAAATATTACTTGTGCATTATCACCATGTTCTACCACGAAATTGGTGTCGTCAACCGTTACATTAACGGCCTCGGTTACAAGGGGAGCGTTTTCGAAAGTAACAGTTCCGGCCCCGTCTGTTGTTAATATTTGTGATGCAGACCCGTCTGAATTCGGTAATGTATAAGCGCCTTCAATGTTAACGCCTCCAGTTCCTTGACCCCTTAGAATCAAATCAGTGTTTGGGGTTAAACTAATAATTGAATCGCGGACCTTTACCTTTGTGAAATTACCTACTTGACCGAGAGCGTCACCACCCCCGGCAAGTAGTAAAAACAAAATAATTAGACCGCATAAATTTTTAAATATTTTCATTACTACTTTTTTTTTAAAATGTATACTCACTTGATACAGAATCCCAACGGAAAACCGTAGCGGCTTGCCCTTCAGAAATAATTCCCAAATGATTTGAATTTATATTCCCCGACAAAGTTAGATCAGCCGTAGCAATTGTTCTAATTTCTACTACCCCTACTATTGCGTCATCAATTGTAAACGTTCTAGGTGTGGACCCAAAGAATAAATAAATCCCTCGACTCGAAATATTGAAATCCTGATCCTCTCTGACTTCTGGCAATGTGTCTGGGAGCAACCCGACTGCCACCTGTAAATCAATAAGCTCCTGAGCATTATGATTTATTAGATCAGTCAACAAATTAAAATCTGCACTGGTTAGCTTTTGATTTACCGCAATGCTCGGTCTTGCCGTTTTTGTTGACTTAGTTAATTCAGTCCAAAATTCTACACTCGCCATAATTCAAATTTAACTAATTATTCTAACATTTCTGGTTCTTTGTAATCTTCAATATTTATTCCTGATATATCCACATTAGGAAACCTACTTACAAACTTATCTACTCCGAAACAATAGTTTCCGCCTAATGCTTTTACATGAACTTTTCCTATTTCTTCATCGTGTCTGAAATAACTACAATCAGTTTCTTGGTGTAGCCTGTCGAGTTCATCAAATGACATCTTGAATACTTGTATCGGTGTTTCCATCATAAGTTGTGTCTTGCTATTAGTTCATTTGATGCACGTAAAGTTTCAAATGCGGTGTTTGGTACTGATTTTACTTGCAATGCTTTGTTTATAACATTTGAAAAAAGAGGTGTGCTCCTAGATAAACTACCTATTCTCATATTATCTAGATTATTACTATTTGATATCCAATTATTATGATTTCCGGTATGACCTACCTCTAAACCCTTTACCATTAATTTAACTACGCCATTTTCTTTTTTCCACTCATATGGATCATCTATACTTAAAACTGAATCAGATGTATTCGTAAGTTCAACGCCTGAAACTCTTGATACACAAATAGCCTTTCCCCCTGACTCAATTCCAATATAAAAGTAGTCATCAAGTGACGATGAGTCACCGATAGTAAATGAATAAATGTTACTAACTTGTGAATTAATTAGCATAACACTCCCTTGACTCATTGCCGCAAACTTAGCTACATTCAACGTGTTTTCTAAAAATTCACTATTAGCTTCTAAAGCAGTAATTTTTGTTGGTATTGTGGCACTGTTAGCTAGCATTCTATTCGCTGGCGTAGCTTGAGTAAAATGATCTCCTTGAATCTCGCCGATGATTACATTCTTAATGTAAATTCTATCTGATCCGTTTCCTAAAAATGATTGTACGCCCCCCTTAGTAAGAAAAATAATAAAATTAGTATTACTTTTCCATAGATTTTTTGGGATAGATATAGTCCTTGTTATATCATCATTAATGGCTCCTAGTTCTAAGAAACTGTCAAATTCTTTTGCTTCCGGATGCCCTCCAAATTGAGCGGTAAAACCATCCACATCAGTGTTTGTTGAAGGAATATTAATTAATAATGATCCATTATTAACTTTACCGACTGTAAATCCTCCCTTAATAGATATGTGCTGACCAGAAGTGCTGTCTATATCGTGCCTTAACCAATTATCAAGCCCCCCTATTGAGTCAATATTACCTGTCACTGAGAGTTTAGATCCAAACCACCCATCAACTCCACTACTAAAATCAGAAGTATAAACATTGACCTCTTCTAAAGTCTCTGATTTAGATAAATCAGAGACTACGTCTAAAGAATTTAATATTAATAAGTTCGGGTCATTAGCCTGTAAATCCAAATCTAATCTAAGATCAATGGTATTTACGAAAGATATATTGCTATAACCTGAGAAAATACCATTTTTCGAAGCTCTGACCCTATAGAAATAGGTCAACGCTGATGTATCCGTGATGGTTAAATCCCTGTAGCTAGTTGGATTGGTCGTAGTGTCTATCTGTACAAATCCACTATCATTATCTAAGCTTCTTTCGATATGGTTTAAATCAAAGTCGCCTAATGTATTATCTACCCATGTCAAATCATTTGTGATAGTTCCAAACAACACAGCAGACAACCCGCTTGGTGCCTTAACTGGTAACCGCGAGCACCTAGTATTAAACGTTATAGAAGTTTCAACGCCTACACAAAAATTTGAAGTGTATTGTCTTAATATCTGGGTTCTCATTTCAAAGGGAACGGTACCAAATATCTGAAGAGCATTTTTGTTTAACTCTAAAAAAAATTGCTCAGACAAAAGAATCATTTCATCAATCAATACATTTTTGACCGACTCAAAATTATTACTCTTTACTGCCTTGGTTAAAAATTGAATCTTGAAATCTCCATTGTAAACCAATGCGCCTCCAGGACCTATATTACTTTGAAATGATTTCGTAGGAATTGAATTCACCAATCCAGTAGTAAAATCAAATCCTTGAATAAAGTCTTCCAATTCACTAACTTTTTTAGTCTGATATTCCGCCCCGATTATTCCGGCTATCCTTTCAAATTCCGATTCAAATTGTACTATCATATTACACCGATTTGATTCGCTTCATTTTCTGCATTTATTCCCGCCTGTATTGACTGTACTTGCACCACTGGAGTAGGCGCACCCGCCAAAACCTCTTCGATCAATTGCCTTGTAGCTTCGTTGTTCGCCTCGGTTGTTGCCTCTCCTCCATCCTGGAGAAAACGGCTACTTGATGCAAACATAGAACGACCACCCGCGCCCGTGTTTGCTTGGTCTAACATTTCCAATGCCGGGTTAGTTGCTTCTCTCTTTGTGATAAACACACCCTCATCACCTTGAATATTGAACGCTCCACCTTTGTCATTACGCCAAGTCTCTCCGCCTGCTGAATGTGATTTTCCACTCGACACAAAACCGAAAACATCACCCCCCTGCGCAAATGTTGGCGCTGGCGGTGGTTGTTGAAGAGCTACAGCAATCGTTTGTGCGGTCCCTAGCGCCCCGGTAATCGCGGCCATAACAAAGCTAGCAGGGGGTGGGAAGCTACCTATTGCTTGCGCAATTCCCTTAGCCGTATTAACTACTATATCCGCAATGGTTAATATTTTATTGGCAAGGAATGTTTTTTTCTGTATGTTATAAGCAGCGAGCGCTTGCTTTTTTTCTAGCTGTTCTTTCTTAAATGCAAATTGTTCTTCTGTAATTAATCCTTGATCAAATTGAGCCTGAAGATCCGCAAAGCGCTTTGTGAACTTACTTTGAACCAATGAATTTGCAATGTCAATACCTTTCTGAGTTGCTCTGTTTGCGCTCTTTTCAATGCTTAAAAGTTTATCAGTTTTCTTTTTGGTTGTCTTAACTTCCTCCTTCGCTTGCTTATCTGCAATGCTCAGGATGTTATCGGAGTGAGTTTGTTTCAACTCCTCGAATTGAAGATCAATTTCACCCTGAGCAATCATTCGCTCTTCATCTGAAATCAATTTATTTTCAGCAAGTACCGCCTCTTTTTCAAGCAATCTCTCTTGATCAAGTTCAAAGTTTTCGTCTTCAATTTCTTTCTGAAGTTCCAACGATTCTGCCAAATCCTCAGCTTCAGCCAAACGAACTTCCTGAGCGTTTAGTCTCCTACCTTCCTGAAGCTCTGCAAGTCTTTGATTCAAAGCCTCTTCAGCTTTTTGCTCTGTTTCTTTGGCCTTTAATGACTCGGTTTCTTGCTGTTGGCGTATACCAAACAACTTATTTGCGTTTGTTACTTGAACCTCATCAGAAGCGGCGCGAAGTTGAGCCAATTTTATTTCAGCATCGCGGACCCTTTGTATATCTTCCTCGGTCGAATTGGTAATATCATTTTGAGCCTTTAAAATCCTGACTCTCTCCTCTTGTAGTCTTAATGATTCAGCAACTTGTTCGCTTTCTATTGCCGCGAATTCTTCACCCGCAGCTAATCTTTCTGCAAATGTTTTTGTCTGATCCTCAATTATTCTATTTAGCTCCTTTTGTGTAGCAATCGTTTGAGCAACCGTAACCTCTTGGTCCGACGTTGCCTTCTCATTTGCGATTAGCTGTTGCTCTAATTGGAAAGCTGCGTCAGTACCTTTTAAAACTTGTTTTGTAAATTCAGCTATGGCAGGTGTGAGTGATTCAAACGCTGTCTTTGCAAGTGCCGTTCCTGGGATTATATCGGTTAGACCATCAACTAACATTTTACTTCCCTCAACCGCCTTATCAAAATCAAGTGATATCAACGCGTCAGCCAATAGCTTAAATCCTCCTATTACCGTTTTTATTGCATTAGGGATAAACTCAGTGAAGTACTTAAATATCCCGTCTTTGATCGTAGTGACTAGATCGTCAAAGGTTTTCTTTGGCTCATCAAATGCTTTGATAATTGACCCCCCTAATTCCTCTACAATATCAGACATCAAGCCGAATACCACATTTAAAGCGGCCCCGGCTTTCCTGAAGAATTCAGCACCCGTTTGACTTTCTTTGAAGATTGCAACCAACGCCACCAACGCACCAACTATAATAGCGAAAGGATTCAATAGGATCATTTTGGTAACACCATCCAAGGCACCGCCGAAAATTTTGGTGCCTTTTTCAGCTCCGCCTAATTCTTTTTTGTATTGCCCTACGGTTGTTTTGAAATCTCCCGCCGCCTGATCAAGCTCGGTGATTTGGCTATTATTCTTTTCTAGCGCAATCGTTAACTCGTCGAATTTTTTTCTCCCTGAATCCGTGGCAGTTTCCTGAGCGTTTAACTGTTTCTTTAAATCGACTGATTTTTTCCTAAGAGCATCAAGAGAATTTGCTTGCAACTTTGTTGCTTTAACAGCGCTTGCACGCTCTTTGTTTAGATCCTTCAGCCCATCTTTTACGGCAGCGTTGGTTTTCTTAATCTCAAAAGCTCTTTTGTTATTCTCTGCAATGGCTTTACTCGCCTCTTCCTGGGTAATAGTTCCGGCTTTAACTTGCTTTTGAAGCTCCTTGTTTTCTTTGTTTAAGGAACTAATTTCGTCATTATTGGCTTTAACCGCGTCAGTCTGTGCAATTATAACGCCGGTCAGTTTTTCGACTTCTCTTTTTGATGCTTCTTGATCAACATCGATCTTAATTAACGTTACTTTTGTTTCGAAATCTCCCATTAATTAAACTTTATAGCTTCCAATTTACACTTTGCATTATCCTGGAATCCCTTGACCCCAACGATCAGAAAATGACTCTCAAGAAAATCAATATAAACCACTGGCTTTGTAGCCAATGCGTTAAACTGCAAGGTAGTTAAAAAGGCGGTTAATACAATTACACGCTCGCGCTTGGTAGATTCAACAAAAGAGAAATATCTATCTGAATAAATACGCTGAAAACTCATAGGATTAAAAACGGCATTGATTCCAAATGTCCCGGTCTCCTCAAGAAAGATAATTCTATTTCTTCGTGACTGTCTTCTGTTTTCGGTAGTATCATAAATACTCAGGACTATTACATTATTCGTTGACACAATTATTTCATTAGAAGCCGAATACTCCTCGATCACTAAAAATTCTTTATTTTCGGGTGCGTTGTTATTGTCTACGTTGAAAAAAGCGCTTCCCAGCTCGCGGCTTATAGTATCTTCATTCTCATATCGCAAAACGTTTAATTGCCCGTATGTCTTTCCACTCTTTACAGTGAAATATCTATCAACATTACCGGACAAATCAATAGTATTATTTGTGTTTATTTGACTTGGAAGATATGTAAATTTAATTTCCTTCTTTTGCTCATTGATATCTGTATTCAAAAAAGACAACTTGAATAAGTTTTTAATAAACTTCTTTTGTGTTTGTTGCGGGAGATTATAATCAGCCAATACTAAATAATCATCAACACTGATCACATTTTCAACCTCAAAAATATCATTTTCATTAATTGCAGAGTAAATATGTACATCTGTTAAGTTTACGTTTTCAGTGGTGGATATTGTTATCACGCTACCAATTTCAAGCTCGTCGCTTCGAAAATTAATAAAAGATTCTCCTTTTGGTACAAGTATCCGCTCAGTCTGACTCCCGATATTTAGCAGTAAAGAAGTGCTAATATTAGCCGTGACTGTTCCTTTTATGACATAACTTGTTTTATATAATTGATTGGTTAGTGTAGTAGTTGCAAGCAGTACATTTCCAGCCTTTGAAAATATATCCGTACCCACTGAAATATCCAACGTGCCCACTAAATCAACATCCTGAAAACGTCTTTTAAAATCTGATACTAGGAACTTTTCAGCATTTGAAAGGCACCCTATAAAATCAAGATCAGTCAACGATAAAACGTCACTAAAGTCAAATGTATAACCAAGGCTTTCAATTATTTTTTCAAGTATTATCCTAAAATAATAGCATGGTCTTGTCTGATCGAAATTGGTTAAGGCCGTACCTGTATCATCACCCGTGGCGGAATGCAACGCTGTTACAAATACGCCCGAACCCTTTGCCTTCAGTCCGTTCATGTTGGCTGTGGTAAAGACAAAATCCTGATCATGTATCACCAAGTCATTCAAAAGTTTTTTACCAGCCAATGTCCAAAAACTAAAGCCTTCAGATAATTGAATTTTAATTCCTTTCTTGTCGTCGAAATCTTTTAAGATTACATCGCCGGAACTTATTGTTCCAGAATCACCTATCAGCTGATAAGTTTGATTACTCTCGAATGAATCATTATCACTGGCTAGTCTGGAGGGGAAACCAGTTAATCGGTCGTTTTTTTCTGTGAATGGTAGATTGATTGCATTGGTGAATTTTACCCCTCGTTCCGATAGGTCAGAAAGGTTTAAAAGCGTCTTTGATAATTGTATTCTTATTCGTTGATCAAGTTCCGCGTCTTCTCCATTTATTAGCAATCTAAACATTTAATATATCTGCTTCTTGGAATGAAAATCTTATCTTCAATTGAAATTCTTTTAGTTGGTTTGGCTGTGGAACTGACCCCGGACGCAATGCAATCGGGATTTTAGCGCCTGTTTTGTCCACTCGATAAACCCGGTTTGATGACATTATTGATTTTACATAATCAAACGATTCTTTATTCATGGATTTAGTAACAGCGTTTACCATTTTCCTTTCCATGGATGGTACGCCCCTGATATTATCCAGCCCCTCTATAGTGAACGCATCAAATTTATCAGATTCTCCGCCGTCAGTATGTGAAAACAACCAATTACGAACACCTCCACCCGTAGACAACCACACAAGATAAAACTCAAACCTCTCATTGTCTGGGTTCTGTGTGCTGTTTGGTATGACTTGCCGGAATGTTGTCATTTAGTAAATAGTTTATCAAGCATTTCAGATTTATTCAAATAGAAGTTACTTATTGCCTCAGCTTCACCCGTACACATTAAAGAAGTAATGTCTTTATTATCTCGTTTATTTAATAAGGCATGACCTAATTCATGGTAAACAACGAAACGCTTTTTCTCAGTTCGTGCTTTTGCCCAGAAATCACTATCAATAATTATCCGAGGCGATTGATTGCCCCTTATTGTTGTACCTAACGCAACGGGCAAATTTCCCAATACAATCACTAAATCAGATTGTTCGAAATATACCCCCCTAATTTCCGCTTCATTGAAGAAATCCAAGTAATAAACTTCAATTTCTTCCTCAATGAAAAAATTCTCTTCGTAATCAGCGCAAGAGAATAAGGTAATCAGCGATATGTAAACCGCCAGTTTATAGAACATAAGTAGTCATGTCAAAAAAGAACTTCTTAGTTTCTAAAACGTCTAAGCCTGGTGCAATGGTAATCGTTTTTAAAGCTGTGTCAATGAACGTGTCACCAACTATGCCTTCAGTTTCCTCCATTATAATAATGGGAAAATTAGCGAACTCTGTTTTATTTATATCGTCTGGGAATGGATTCACCAATCTAACAAAAGGGGTGGAGCCAGAGATATCTCTGGTGACAGAAACAAAGCCTTTAAACTGAACTAAACCGTCACCCGATATTCTCCAGAAAGCATTTGATGAATCTACCGTGAATCCGTTTCCTGTCTGATCATCTGTAATCAACTGAACAAACGGAGTAGGCACCGCGAAAAGCGGAACGGCTATAAAATTCGCTCCGGCCTTAATGATTTCAAAAGAAATAAATGCTTTCCCAATCTGAGTGGTGACCTGATCCCCTAATAATAATATCGTACCGTTTCCAAACGTAAAAGTCTGACCAGTTTTTTTTGTGATGTTTATTTTCCCAACTTGATTAACATCAAGATTTGACAATGTGATAACAAACTCACTAGGAATACTCGACGTCGTATCTACATTGAATTCATCGTTAGTAACGAAATCTAAACCAAACGCAGCGCCGGGGTTGTTTACACTACCAACCGTTGATATTTTGAAAACTGCGCTATCAGATTTATTATTTAGAATCTGTAAATTTTCAGTTTTTTGAATCAGTGGATCATTAAAAGGGGCTACCCGATTGATATAATCTGATTCCTCTTGTTTCTGTACCGTTCTGCTTTGTTTTGTCATATCAATCTAATTGAAAATCTAACGCATAATCAAACCCGCCAAGGTTCAACTCGTCTTCTGTAATAGTTTCTATTATATTTTCAATATTAAATGAATCAACATCGAAAATCCTTGCATTAGAATTGCCGGATTTTAATTGAGCTCTTTGCTGAACCTCATTATCAACTGGCAATTCGCTCACTTCTAATTGTGCAAATATAATAAAATGAGATAAATCGCGACGCATAGCAAGTAGTGAAAATTGCTTTCCAACTAACTCCTCTAAAATCCTTTGTCTTTTTGTAGGGACATTTAACTCAAGAGCAAAATCTTGATGTGATTTCCCGTAGCTCGTTGAAATTTCGTTATCCTCACCACCGTACTTGACCCCGAAAGTTATTCCAGACTTTGCAATGACATCAACGAAAAAATAAACCGTTTCTATGTTGATAAACTCAATCATCCTTGGATTATCATCCGCCATGGTGGGAGTCACGCCGTCTTTGGTCCCTAAAAAAAACGGATCAATTACCGACGTTTCAAACAACCATAATTTTTCGCATTGTATTTGCATTAAGAGGAGGTTAAAAAGTTGTCGGGAAAATCGTATTTACTTCCAACTACTTGGAAAGTAATATTGTCAGCGTCGGCCTGTTCAATTTTAAAGCTCTCTGAAAACTCAGGGTACACGCTACCCTTGAAATCTAAAAATCTTAAGATAGGTTCCTCCAATCCATCAGCCGCCGAAATGAAATGACTTTTTGCGTTTCTCATTGCCGCCGCCGCCTCGTTTCTTTCCGCGTCTGCATCCTTAAATAACATCGCACCTAATGGGGTGATAGATAAATCAGCGTTTGCCATATACAAATGGAGCCAAACATAAATAGCGTACAACTTCACCCCTCTAAAAATTATATCCCGGCCATTTGTATAAATGACACCGTCAATCAATTCTATGAATCTTGTATTTTGTGGGGCTCCAGCAACTAAATCCGCAAGCATGGCCGTATAAAGCTTATCACCTAACAGTTTTTGTAAGTAATTAGCCTGAGCTTCACGCGCGTACAAATCAAAATCATCGATGTTTATAGAAACCTTTCGGACTAATTGAACATCTGCAAGGGTGAATATTAGAGCGTCTTGTATCATTGCGTTGGGGGTTCTGATTCTTGAGATCTATCTACCATTGGTACAAGTTCAATTTCATCAATCCCAAAACAACTGTTTGGAAGGAATTTATTAAACTGTCTCTCTACCTCTTGACGATCTATTTCAACGTCACTATTTTTCATATTAAAAGCATCGTCATACGCCGCGCGACTAAATGCGCCCTGTTGTGGAATTCCAATTAACTCACCTGGCATGTTGTACACTTTCAAAATATCGTTTTCAGCTTTCTTGTTTTGGTTGACAAATAAACCATCAATATTTGTAGGGCTTAAATGCTCAACCATAGTGAAAGGTTTGGTTTCCCCTGAAACACCCATTTGCATAGCTGTCACAACGGAACTGCCCGCGTGTTCGGCTCCATGCATAGCTTGGATATCTTCCTGCAGCTTGTCAACCTCAGGCTGTGCTGACTCTCCTTGCTTCATCGTAGGCAACTTGATTATAGTGTTTCCACTAAATCCGTTCCTAATATTCGCGTAAGGATAAATTTGAGCTTCCTTCTCATAGCTCGCGCTGATCACAGCAGAGTCTAGCGGGCTAGTAGGATATATCTCAGCGAACTTTGAATAATAAAATACCTGCCCTGGGTACTCTTCGAATCCTCCTTCAGGGACCAATCGAATCGCGTTCTTCCCTCCATATAAATCCAAGGTTATGAAATCATCAGTAAAGAAACTTACTTGCTCATTTTCCCAAATACCAAAATCAACGTGACGCAAATCACGGTGCTTTCTTATGTACTCCTGATTGACAAAAAAGATTTCGCAAATCTCACCCAATAAATTAAAATTGAAATGCAATGCAAAACCGCCTAATGTAGAGTAACCAAAACGAATGGATTGGTTTATAACTTCGTTCAGCGTTTCACCCTCACGATTAACAACAATGTCACCACCTTCCTTGATGCCTTGACCGAAAATAAACTCGCTTTGTTTTTTAATGCATCCTGAGGCCGTCGGACTTTTCTTTATTGCCTGGGTAATCCTGAACGGATATCGGTTATCAAGTCCGTAAGGAATGATTGTTGATCGTCCGCTAAAAGTTATAGAGGGTTGTGATTCTACCTTAATTCGGTTAATCGCAACCCTGCTATTTAATTGATTCTTTGTTGAAATCTTCTTAGCCATCTAGCAAAGATTTAGTCTTTTGCTTTAGCTTCTTTTTTGGCTTCTACCAACCAATGTTTTCTCGCAGCCTCGTCAAACAATCCCACTTGATCCTTAGTCAAAAACTCTCCTTTGTAGCAAGTAATTTTGACCCTGGCAATTGAAATGTTTCTGTGCAGTGCAGGTACTTTACCTTCTTTTTTTGATGACTTGGATATGTAACTCAAATTTCTACCTTCAAAATGCTCATCTTTCATTTTGAAATTGGAAAAATCTTTTTTCTCAACCTTGGCTCTCTTCGGAGTTCTTTCGGCTTGAATCTTTTGCGTCGCTGTTTTCTTGTTTTCTTGTGACATTTTTCTTTACAATTTTGTTTTTGATTGCAACCTCTAAGGTTTTAGGGTCCAATTTGGTTAAGCCTTCGGGAGGAACAACTATCCTCCCGACTCTTATAACCTTTCCGCTAATATACGAATAACTTTCCATTGTCCTATACAACTGGAGTCAATAACGTTTCAAGCGCGGCCAATGTGGTCGCCCTATCCGTTACAAAGAACTCAACCGGAGGCAAGTTCTCACTTGTCACATCCGCCGGAGTACTAAAAGTAGCGTCAAAACCACCGCCTTTAGCAGGGTCAACGTTCGCCTCAGTGAATGCAGTCAAAGCCAAACCAACATCATTGCCAAATACTTGCGCAACAATGCCAGAATCTAACACCACAATCCAAATCATACGCCCAAAGTTCAACTTTGTAACAATCTCTTGCCTCAAAGCATCATCTTTTGTAGGCAAAAACATTGGTACAGAATGGAGAAACCCAGACTTACCGCCGTTATTTATTGCCGCCTCAACCGCTGTAGGTATTCCGCCCCTGGTAAGCGAATATTTCACCGCTTTACTTCCAGACTCAGTTAATACCACCGCACTTATCGCTCCCGTAACAGCATCCGCCGTGATAGTGGCTGTAAGCCAATCAGCGTAATTGATGCCGTATGCCACCCCGTTAACTCCACCGACCTCTAAATCGGTGCAATTAACTGGATTAAAATCTGTTACTATTTTAGTTGCTGCCATAACTTACACGTTATTTTTGTACCAAATATCTTTACCAGTTTTGTGCTGAACTCCGATAGACCAACGCAACAGCATTCTAAAGTCTCTATCTCCTTCAGAGATTTTGAACATCTTCAAAGCTTCAGTGTCTTTTTCAACCCAAACACCCTGAGCTAAGTTTGAATTAGCCCCCTTGCTTGCAATGGTCACGAACATAAAGTTTGCTGGCATTCCGTCGATTGGAATCAACGTGATTTTTGCGTTGTTCGCTTGGACCAAACCATCGTTTGCCCCTAAGTCTGTGCTCGCCAATTGCGTTTGCGTTTCTCTTCTGGCTTCATCATAGAAGTCATACGCTGAAACTGAACAGAATATTTTTAGATCAGGTTTCATTCTCAAGCGATTATCAACCGCGTTTCTCAACTCGTAAACTTCATCCAAGATATTAGCCTTAGACAAAACAACTGGAGTACCTACCTGGGTAGTGTCACCATCCGCCAAAATCAAAGTCGTGAAACCGTCATAGAATTCCAAAGGATTCGAAACCAGCGCATCATCTCCAGCACTGTGAAGCTCATTCAACTGAGTCTTCATTGCCTCAATAGTCAAGTCGAAAACAACTTTCTGAATCGTAGGATTGTTTTTCAAATCAATACTCATTCCGCTTGGTTGAAACTCAGGGAATGTATCTTTGAAATCCTGTGGCCCTATAGTGTCCAAAACATTCAATTCCACAACGTTCAATTGTCTACCGTCTATTGTAGTGGTCGCATTTCCTTCGAAATCAGCCGCCAACGGGTTGTCAATATTCGCTTGAATTGGGTTTCCTGCATGGGCTGCCCGTGTCAATTGTCGTGGTTTCGCATCCACGTTTATCTCTGTCGCAATGTGATCCGCCCATTGTAGGCCAGATCCTTGCATGATCTCATATATTGCACTCTTCGATACCGAACCACCGTATAGAGTACTACCTTGTACTACGTCACCCATTTTATTCCTTAATTTTTGGTTTTTTCAATTCATTTCTTACAGACATCAAGTCTCTGACGTGCTGATCGTTCTCGCTAAGATTAGACAACACTTTTTCATGCTTGTTATCATTACCTAACAATCTCCCAGAAGTTTTAACTTCAGCCAATACAGCTTTAGCAGCCGCAAGAGCATCCAATACTGCATTAGAATCTTTGGCGTTTGCTTCCGCTACCGCTTTAGCTTCTGCCTTGGCTTCCTCTTTCTTTTCCTCTTCCTCTTCCTCGTCGCCAAACTGTGCCTCAAGGTCTGCTATTTTATCCTCAAGTTCTTTGATTCTTTTCTTATCCTCTTCAGGATCATGTTCGGCAGCTTTTGGCGCTTCAACATCTTTGATGTCTACCACCTCATTGCTCGAATTCACTTCCGCTTCTTGAGTATCAGAAAGTCTGATTTTACCCTCAAGCGAATCGTTAGAACCTATCAAGGTTAGCGTGTCGCCAACTTCAATATCTTCTACTTCGCTACTAAATGCAACAACTCGCTTGTCGGCAAGTGTCACTACTCTAGCAACGGCTTTCTTTTTTTTATCGAAAATTCCCATTTCTTTATATTGATTTTTAATTTTATTCAAATCTAATTTTGCTGCAACCTTAAATGGCTGACTGTTTCGTCGTTCGATAGTAACAACCGAACCAAGACCCAAAGCCTCAGCTTCCTTGGCTGTGAACCAAAAATCTTCGGTTTCATCTGACAGGAAAATTTCGTTCAAAACTTTCTCGTCTATTCCGTTTTTCTTTAATCTATTGAACGCACGGTTGTTGAATGTTTCACACATTTTAATTTGCTCCTGTGTGTATTCCTCGACAGGTAAAAAAGGTATATGTGCTTTATGAAGCATTACGTCACAATCAGAATCAAGCTCTACCTCATCAAATGCAGCTAGTAAAACACCCGCCATTGAAGCGGCCAACCCTATTACTATGGCTTTCGTGTGCCCTGGATGTTCAATAATTGCTCTGTGCAATCTGTCGCCTTGAAAAACATCACCACCTACGCAAGTGATATTCATAACCAAATCTTCACGGTCTTTAATTGCTTTAATCTCAGACACTACCTGATCAATGTATCCCTTTTGATCAAAGTCGTTTGCGATCTCTTGCGTTAAATTCACTTCTGCCATACCACAATTTTAATAAATGCAATAATGTTGCAACCGCATAAGGGATATTATTTCGTGAAATCTAAATATTTATACTGTGTTTTACTTTCCTTTATTTTTTATTTACAAAGAACTATTATAGTTTTACTAAACAGTAAATAATTAGTTAATGAGTGAACACGATAAGCAAATGGAGCAACTTAAAATTATCGAAGGACTCCAGCATAAAATATTGAAGTCAATCAATTTTCACGACCCATCAGAAGTGCTGACCATGAAAATGATTGTGAAACAATACCACGTGTCAAGGCCAACTATTCATAAACATATGAATTCAGGAATGTTGAAGTTCCATAAGATAGGACGAGGAAATAGATTCTATAGGGGAGACGTTGATCAATGGCTAAAGAAATGAACATGAAAAGGATCAAAACAAACATTCTCAGTGCAATACGGGCCTTGTCTATCGTATTGCTTCTATGGCTTAATATTAGCTATTTGATACAAGCTTTTAAATGTCCTAAAATGAGCCAAACAGAGTTGTTTTTGAGCACACATAAAATATTTGTTGGTAATTGGCTTGATTGCGACTAAAGAAATAATGCAGACGAATAATGTTGGAGGAGTAACTTGGTAACTCTATAAAATATTGATCCTCGTCGTTGGATTCGTCAAGGCGGTTTAGATTCCCGCCCTTCATTACCAACAAAGGATTGACACGGGTGACAGTGGGAGAGACTATAAATATTAATGCTAATAATAAAGAACTTATGGAAAAGAAGATAGAAGATATAATAGTAAAGTATATGTATGTTGGATCAGTAAACACTGAGGGAGCAGCTAAAGAAATATGTGATTTATTTAATATTAACGATAGTTATAAAAAAAAGCTAAGAGCTTTACTTGAAGGATTAGAAGCTCAACATATTGATAAGTTTATGACAGAAGGAAAAATAGGTGATTATAGGAATTATGGCAAAGCTTATATAGGCGCGTTTAGAGACAAGATAGATGATTCTAAAGATTGAATTAACCCCTAACCATCATAGATTAAGCATACATAAACAACTCAACCGCATCAACGAAAGCCTGACGACTACCAAAAGCAGCGTCATTCGCGTCAGTCCAAGCACTGAAGATAAGATGACTCACAACTACAGAAGAGGAAATGCTACGCGCATTCATTCTATTGATGCCAACTTTATCGGCATCCACAAAAACCATTTCATAGCCGCCTTTTTGTAAAGGTCTTCCATCTATTTTGAATGTCTTCGATGGTACGTCGTTGTTGATAATGTAAACTTCACCAGTTGTAAATACATCAGCACTAACAGATAGAGTCGTATCACTATCAACTGCTGTCACGAATGAAAAGGTTTCGTCTGTTACATTCCTGATCAGATCTCCAACCTTAACGGTTGATAAAAAACTTTTTGTAGAATCAACCAATTTACCAACGGTTGTTGCGGTTGTTGTTCCTGAGTCTACGGGTATTTTCGTACCGTCTTCAATTTTTGGCATGATTGTAATTTTTATGATACACTTGTGGTTGCAATATACAAAATTAATTCAATTAAGAGGCTGCGTATTGAGTTTGATCATACTGAGCAGGATCATACTGAGCGTTGGACGTGCTCAATGTATAGCTGAACTCTATGAATGTTGTATCATCCTCAAATAAATCGGTTTCAACTCTCAAAATATAAACCCCGTTCAAATTCAATATAATTACTATATCCTCCTCCTTGAGAATAGTTTGACCTAATGATTTTTGAATCATCTTTACCCGAAGTTCATTTGATCCAGCATCATTGATTGCGGAATAAACTAAAGAGTAAACTAATGGGTAGCCTCGAACGTATCGTTTGTTTACATCAGGGTCCGAAAATTCATCGATAGTAAAATCAACTGATCCATGAACCAACATGATTGCAATATCATTTGCTGGGCTAATCCATAACCCGGATCGATTACCGTCAAAGCTTTCACGGAATTGTATTTTGTAAATCTGGAATAAATTATCAGCAACCGCTGAGACTATATTGAAATCTGGATTTATCAACTGAGCAGGGACCGAAATATTCGCGGAGATATCCCCGTTCTTTGCGTTGGATATCTGGCTAATATCATCAATAATCAAAAACGCGTCTTGGTCATCTGTCCCACTATCAGCATCCACAAACCTAATTTCAAGAAAATAATTTCGGTGGTAGTTTATAAATCCGTTGTTGGCATTAGAAGAAGTAAATGGCAAATCAATGTCAATGGTGGACCCATCAATAATTGATAATACTTTGGCAGATGTTAACGGGTAGCCGTCAGAATCAAATGTAATGAACTGTCCTTCCTGGATATCAACGAACGGAACCGTCACGTTAATTCTAACCTTGTCATCGACCCCGGATACTATAGTATTTATGATTCCATCCTTCCGATTGAATTCAGCAAAGATAGGTTTCTGACTTGGAAACGTGTTTTTAAAACTACCAACGGTTCCGGTTACTGGATAGCTTACTTCGGTTAGTGCCATATCATTCTGATTCTAATATTTTAACTCGTTCGTCTAATTCGTTCACGTCCTTTTCAATTCTTACCGTCTTCGTGTCCAATCTTCGATTAGTTTCTTTATACAAAAAGTTTTGATGTGCTTTTTCTTCCTCAAGTTCTTCCTCAAGGACTATTTTAAATTCCTCGAATAATTTCATGCCCGCTTCTTGAGTGGATCGAACATCAATAAAACTAGCATAAATCATAGTCAAAACAAAAACAGCCACGCCAATAGACGACGCGATACTCCATGCCTGGGAATATGTTAATGTAATTGTCTTGCCTACGTCTGCCATGTTTTAATCAACCCGTCAGTAATTTCCAACGCGGTAAAATTAATAATCTTTTCGGACAATTCTTCTGTAAGCTCGGCCATAATGATTTCAAGCTCTAAACCCTTGGTTCGATCAGTGAGGATATCCGTTCCCTTTTCAGCTATCTTTTTTACGATCGCTTTGGTGATTGGATATACTCCCTCTTCTGGAGGGTTTAACTTACGTATCACCCAATCACGGATAACATTAAACGGCGGAGGTGTACCAGGTCGACGGCCAAAGTTCAGAAAACCAACGCGCCCCAATCCTTCAATCAACAATCTATTAGGCTCAGTCCTAAATGAAATGGAATTCTTTGCACCGCCACGATCAATCAGATTCTTTTCATCAAACGCGTCGCGGATGTCTCTAACAAATTCTTCACCGATTGCTTTTAGTGCTTGCTCGTTCATCTCCTTGGCTTATCATGTGCAGCCCTCAATTGAGCTTTACGTATACTGTACGCTGACTCTGCATGATGAGCGTAGATAGTTCTTTTGCACAATGTTGAATCCAGTATCATTACTTGCTCAACATTTGTATTTAACAGCTTGCAAAGCATCTGAAGCGTTAAATCCTTTCCGACATTGCTAACTTCTTTCTTGAGATTTTCGTCATCAAATTTATCCCTTTGGATACTAAGGTACAAATTACCCACAACCTTATCGAATTGACTTTGCCCCCACAGAATCTTTTGGCCAAAAAAAAACCTTGAGGCAAAACCTCAGTCCATTTCTGTTTTGATAGTGATTGAAAATTCTCCTCAATCTCTTTGCCTTCCATTGTCTTGCTCAGAGCGATAGCCAGGGAGTAAACGCAAAGCGTGTAGAAGCTTATTTTCTCACGCTTGTACAATCCGTTATATAAATCGAAATGGTAATCCTTTCCAAATGTGTTATGGCTCAAACCCTCGACCGTCTGAATCTTTTCTTTAAACATAACCGTATCCTTTTTATCCTTGATGGTGTCTTCAATGTTAACATTAAATAGCTTCACTTGGAGAGCGGGCAACGACGCGCCGGAAAACTTAGCGTTCATCAATACATCCATATCCATATCAATAAACACAGAAATATATTCCTTCAAGTCAGACACCTTGCCCTGAATCATAATCCTATCGAACTGATCGAAAGTCAATTCCGATAGTTTAGGTATCATGTGATTCTTTCCGTTTATTTTAATTCGTTCCATACTAAAAAAGTTCTTTCATTAGATCAGTGAATGTGTGCCATGTAACAACAATGGTTATTTCTCCCCCAAATATCTGAACGCAAATGAAGATTATTATACCATAATTACCCACGCCCATTATGCAAAGAATCAACCAATAAGCTATAGCTCCAACTATCCTTTTCTTTGTCTTTCCCATCACTTCAAATTGTTTATTCTACGTTTCAAATTAACTTGTCTTTTAACTTCTCTGTCTTGGCTCTTGGCTACCTGATCAACCAAGTAATCTCTATCAGCCCTAGACATTTCGCTTTTCTTTTCCAGTATCAAATGATACTCTTCAATGACGGTTCGCTCATGGTCAGCGCAATGAATCATTATCTTGTTACGCTTCTCAGCTTCCGATTGTGTGATTTGTGGTTTTTTCATTTTAAACTCCAATCAATCTTATACCTTCCTTTGAGCCATCTTCGTGTTCAATAACAACGCGACCTCCTTTTTTAATGGCTTCAATTAATATTCTTAAAGTTCTCACACCTACTCCCATAATCTGAGTCCTGTTTTTCTCCCCAGTATTTTTTTTTATCCATTCTACGTTATCAACTGTTTCATGGCTTAATTTCATTGTTACTTGTTGTCTCATGAAGTAAATCTAATGTAAATACTTTGTATTCACTAATCCCTAATAATTATAGTAGTCCCGTATCTCCCCCCGTCTATTCCGTGCTCCTCACAAGATTGATCAGGATAATCTATGAACTTACCTTTGCGCTGCTGGTATTTGTAATTGTTCACCTCTTCTTTCAGCTCCTTAGATTCTTCATGTACATACAATTGATAGCTTCTAATCAATCGAATGTCTTCTTTTAATCTGCCCTTGATAGCTGTTTGAGCCTGGAGCCCTTTTTTCCTCATGGAGAAAATCGCCACGGTATCATGGTCGCACGCAAGAACATCATCTTTTTTATACAAAGGACTTGCTTTGATAGCGTCGGACATTATATCAACGTCGGGGCAATTAGCCGCGTAAAAAATAGACCTCCAGTATATTTTACGATTCTTATGATCTACATAAACCTTTGTCGCTGTCATTGGATCTCTACCGCCGAAATCGCATCCGATAGCCTCTTGATAATTGATTCCCTCAGGCAATTCAGAATAAGGTTTATACCCTTTGAAAATCATTCCCTCAATGAATCCAATCTCACCCAACCCGAAGACGCGCCAGTAATTTGCATCTGGAGACACGCCCCATGGTGCATGCCTTTCTATTGCATCGACTTCGCTTTTTGGTAATTGTTCGTTATCATTATATATCAGCTTGATAAACTTTCCCACTTTCGTTTCAACATATTGCTCATGTGCCCAAAACGATTCGACCGGGTTGAAATCTAATATTACTTCGATGTGGGTCCGGCTGATTAATTGCTGTGCAATCTTCCATGTAAGTCTATTAGCTTCATTGATAAAAATCCTATCACGTCTGCTGCCCCTGGCTTTCTTCTCATCGTCAACCCCGAAAAATTCAAACGTCCACATACCTACTTTCATGATGTAAGGCGTTTTCGTTCCGGTCCTGGCTATCCCTTCGTTGTCACATATTTCCTCGAAATCTTTTATGGCTCCTGTCTTGAGATTTGGTAGCGTGTCCGATACTATCGAAACGTGTTGAGGGGTGGTACTTTTCACGGCTAGCAATAGCCAACGCTGAAGGACTGAGTAAGTTTTGCCAGCTCCTTGAGAGCCTTGTATGATAATGATCACAGCCTCAGCCGTGCCCTTAACCCTTATACATAGCTTTGATATTTTCCTGAATGCTGTGCTAATCTTCATTTTCGTCGATTACCTCGGCCTCTTCGATCAATAATAAGTCAGCCTCTTCCTGGGTGACTCCGATGATTTTGATTGTCCCTGCTGGTTTGTTTCGGCTATCTGCTTGTTCTCTCTTTGGCACTACATAGGGGAGTAAGGCAATCATGAATGCCAAACGATCCTTTGGGGTTAACGAATCTAAATCTTCATGAATGGAATCTTTTCGAGCCTCGAATATATCAGCCATTATTTGCTTGACTAGGCCAGTTGTTTTATTCGGCACTCCTTTTGGTCTGCCGTTAGGATTTCCCGTGTGGCCTTTCTTCTGGCCTTCTCTCCCGGTTCCTCCCTTTTTGAAACCCATGCGCTCTTTGCTCACGTTCTCGACCCTTTGATTAGTCTTGTTATGTGTGCCACGCTTATGTTAGCCTTTGAAGCTATTATTGACAGCTCTTTGTTATGTGATTGAATTATTTTTCTTGATGCTGTAACCGCCTTGGCTATACTTTCGGCTTTGTCTTGTGGACTCATGTAATTTATAAATTTTGATTGTGATAAATATGGTGAATGTAATTGTGCTGATTGTAAAAACATTTTCCAAATATCCCATATGGTTTTGTTTCGTGAAACATAGTGAGGCTTAGACGACCACCCCTTTTGTCTAATTTAAAAACGGTATCGCGGCCCGTTTACCTCACCCCAAATATAATCAAAATTTGTCAAGTGGGTTTTTGGTCGTAATACAATAGTATTTGTCTGCAAGCTGCAATTAAGCTCTCTGGACAAATCTCTGTTGACACGTTTTCCTTTTCTGTGTGTTTAAAATCAAATTCAATACGAACTCTATCAGCCCATAATTCTATATTAAATTCTTCAACGCCTTTCGATAGACCTTCTCCGGTCATGCATGCGTCGCTGTCTGCTCCTATTTCTATTTTTAAAATCATCTCTATTTCGTTTTCTTATAAAAATACACCTCATTCAATTCGTGGTCGATCACCCTAGCCATGTATGGCGAAGTACTCAACACGCTCAACTTGTGAACCATCGCCACCGCTTCATCTTTGTGCACGTCTTTACATACTGCCGTTAAGATGTGAGGCGACTCAGAAGAGTGGACCGACACAGTGAATGAGGGTTTAACTAATTGCTTGGCTCGTTTCTTCATGATTAAAAATGGATCTCTTTATTGCCAATTTTCCTAGTCCCTTGCTTTGGGAACTCAAGCGAAGAGACATGATAGTCTCTCGCTTGTTTTATCTCACGGCCTTTGGTGCCGATACCTTCGAACATTGATTTTGATTGATTCATATCCCCTTTGCTCTTTGTCCTTCCTTCCAGTTTTCAATGTCTGCATGGTGAACCTGTTTTAAGGCTTCTACTGCGGGTAATGGATTTTCAACTCCCCTTATTATTGATTCCTTGTTCTCTTCATAGAACCTGGCTTTTCTTTTTTCAGACATCAAGTAAGAGCCAAAACTCACAAGGTCTTTTCTGTTGTAATAAGTTACCATCTTTTTAGATTTATAGTTTAAATGTTAATTCTCTATTCATCAGCCTATGAATTCATTGAATGCTAAGGTATAGACATCATATTTTTTTTTGATGACATAAAATGAAATAATATTAAATGAATGTCCGGCATCATCGACGATCAAGGTTTTATATTTATCATCACCTACTTGATGCAATTCAATTTCTTTATTCCTACCGAAATGTACTTTCAAAGACTTGTCAATTCTCTTGAGGATACTCTTGTCATATGCATCCTCAATCTTATTTTTATTTCTAAGCGTATATCTCATTTCTTTAGGGCTTCCTCCCTTTTCTTAATGTCTTCACTAAATTGATCTGATACAACTTGAAAATAAGTCAAAGTCCTATTCCATCTCTCCTTATAACTCCCGCAACCTTCTACCATTTCTAGTATGTCATCTGCCATGTGAGCGCGTGTTCTTAAATTTTCTTCTAGTGTCATTATCTTGTATTTAAAATGTAAATCTCATTCCTACACTGCCAGCGGCTCTCATGAACCCAACTCGGTTTGGTCTAACTATCTCGATCATTGCGCGAGCTGTTTCGCCTACAGCGCATGAGCAAGACTGAACCAACTTCCAAGCCAATCTTAAACACTCGCTCCATGTGTATCGTTTCGCTCCGTTCAACCAGGCTTTAGCATTAAGCTTCTTAACCCGGTGAGCGGTGGTCATTACTTTCGAGATTGTTTCGGTGTGTATCATGTGGTAAAGATACATTAATAAATTTATTAAACAAATTTATTTAGGAAATGTTTTTAGGTGGCGGTCCGCCAGTAATTATTATAGGTGGACGTATATTACGAATTGACTTAAATCCTATCCTCTGCTTAAACTCCTCCAGACTCCTTACCACAAAGTATTCAAACCCGCATTGTTCAATGTGCTTATGAAATTTCTTTTGATTAGGCTTTTGCGTGCCCTTCTCGTCCTTAACCTCACAAAAGTATATCACACCCCTAAATGAAAAGATAAGATCACTTGCCCCTGGATAAAGCCCTACAGCTACCAACTTCCCATTACCCTTCCCCTCGTTCGGTATGTGAAGAATAAACTCCCTGGGCTCGTGTTTAGGTAGGCAATAATTATTATTGTACCATACTACTATCTCCTGTTGGATTCTACTTTCAGACTTCATGATGAGTATATTTATACGCGGTCGAACAATTCTCCAACCATGATAAAATTATTTGATTCTCATTGATTAGAGTGGATGTTATCACTTTAAATAAATGGCTTACATACTCATTAAATAATGGGTACATATTTTTCCCGCAAAGGATATACTTAGGTAATCCTTTTTCTCTTATACTCTTGGCAATCTTTTTGTCGTACTCATCAAAGAACTTAGCTAATGATTCTATATTTTCCTTATCTATCTCATCTCTCTTGTGAGATAGATAGTTTAGTTCATTGATTAATACATCCTGTTGTATTCTCGATTCGCTTTTCATTCTAGAATTAGATTAATGATTAATGATACATTCAAAGCAACATACAAAACTATTGCGATGATTATTATAACGTCTCTGTTTGTATTTCTCATGATGCTTTGGTTTTAAGTAGCTGACGTTCCATCCTTCTAATTGCCAGCGCATAAATCTTTCGTGAGTCAAATAACCATTTATTCCTCCTCTCAAGTTTTTCTATTTTAGCTATCAGTCTTTTTTTTCTTGTGTTGTTTTTCTTTCTCATGACCCCTTGATTTCAAGTTCCTCGCCTGTTAGAGCGAAATAAAGGTTTTGTAGTTGGTGGACTGATTTAATTGGGGTTGTTCTTCCTTTTCTATCGAGATCAAACTTCCCGTTTATAAAAGGACCGAAAACTCCTTTGCAGACCCAATCGTCATATATATCCTTAACAAACCCCAACTTCACCAACCACTGTTCTGTTAATGGGATGGGTTGGAATAAACTACTATAATCGTCACCTACTCCAATAGCTTTAATTACTTCTATGTTGGAAGTAAAATATTCTCCATCAAAGCTTACCCAATTCACAATCCTTAATTCTTTTGCTTGTAATTCCATTTTGTTTTTCTGTTTATGCAACAATGTTGCGTTAAAATTGTTCTGTTCAAATAGCGAAAATTCGCTGAAATAATGCATTGATCGTGTAGTAAGTAGTACCCGTATTACCCTACTTACCGGAAGACTATAGAAAATAAAAAAAATAAATAAATATGATATATACAAAGTGTAAAAATTTAAAAGTCTTTTACTAAGAAAGTAGTTACTACTTATTAAGAATTTAATCTTTATTTACAATAGAACTTCCAGAGGCCGTTTTTAGCGTAGTAACTGCTCCATTTTTTTAGTTACTACGTAGCTACTACAAAACAGCACTAAAAAGGCGTATCCCCCTGAGCCTTAGGTGTATACGGATTATACTGATTTGAATTTACTTGCATCTGAGTTTCACAAACCGCATAGACTTTCTTCGGAACTCCTTCGACTCTTTTCGATATTCGTTCGAAATTCTTACGAAGGTGGATACCAAGTCGGTTTGGTTGTAGTCTTTGATTTGTAATTTTCTCGATATAAACCTTGATTTCTGTTGATGTCATATATGACACATGAGCGGTTCCGTTTGGTTTAATGAAGTACTTCATAAGTAGTTCAAATTCTGGATCACTAGACGCATAATCTTCAGATGATTCGTTAAGTAATTCAGATTCTTCCTCTGTTAATTTCCAAGACTCGCCTCTGTCGTATGCTCTGAATAATTCGATAAGTAATTGATTCTTGTCGAAATTATTGTAGACTTCAAAATCATATTTACCACTCAGTTCAATTGGTAATATCCTGGTGTTTCCAGTAGCATCAGAAATTAATTGAGCATCGTTTGAAGTGCCGCACAAAAGCGCGAGTCTGTAACGCTCTTCGTTGTATCGACCGTAAGCCTTTCTAAAGTCTAGTTTTTCCTTTGAGGCAATGGCCTTAAACGATTGAGCATCTTTTTTAGATTTACCTCCAAATTCATCATCAAGTAGAATAAGTTTTGAAGACATCAGAACATCACGATCGGACGCATTCCCGTGTAGAAGGTCTGAGTCCGCATAGTATTTCTTCAGCTCCTTAGGCAGTAGTTTTCTAAACCATTCCGTCTTCCCGTCCTTTTGTGCGCCTACAAAGACGAGTACTAATCGAACGGTTTCTTTGTTAATTGTGGCGGGCAATCCTAGCAACCAACGTCTTATAAAACATTTTGTAGCAGGATTTTTGAGAGATACTAGGGATACAAATTCGTCAATCGTTTCTGGTTTATTTGGTAGGTGTTCATTTTCTTCTCTCCAGACTTTGAACGGGTTTATATTTTCTGATGTGAATCCCTCTACTATATCATTGATGTCTGATTTTTTCACCTCCTTTCCAACCTCCAGTTTAGCATTTATATAAAGATTGGCAATGAATCGATCATCAATACGCTGCCCCGTTAATCTGTGTTCCACTTCTTTTGTGATGTCATTGTAAACCGTGTCGGTATTAAGTGAAACGTAAGCTATTAGTTTTTGAATAACAGAACCTTCTGGATCATCTAAGTTTATATCATCGTTATCAAAAACCATTTCCGCGATAGGTTTTGAAACCTGTTCATCTATTCCCAAAGAGGAGGCCGTTTGAATGGCACCCCGGATATTAGATTTTTGTTTCTTGGCAACTACAGCCGCCGAGTAAGCGTCTTTCTCTTCTTTTGTGTATAGTTCAATACCTACTTTCTTACACATATAAAAGAAGGTGCCTATTCCGACTTGGCCCGTTCCCTTTTCAATCGCGTTGGTGAACTTCCTATCGATCTCCCTTTGATTATACTTTGAAGATCCCATACAAATTGCGTGGTAGTATTCTCGCCCACCTTCGCCGTATTCTTTTGCAAGCGCAAACGCTACATTTTGATGATCGTGATAATCATCGGCAAACATTGGGTGATAGTTGTGTATGTCTCCTACTATACGATCCATCTGTGATGCTGTGGCCTTCCATTGTATTGGCTTAGATTTTATTTTCTTTTCCTTGAGCTTACCGACTATTTTAGATGTGTTCGGATTTATAAATACATTAGGATCATGAGAGACATAGCGCGCGCGAGAAATACCTAGTGAATTTTTATCTACTCCTATACTAAAATTATCATAGTAGTATTTTTGAATCCAGCGCTCATGATCTTTCTGATTGTCTTTGTCTTCGGATATTCTAACCAATACGCAAAGCCCTTGACCTGAAGCTGAACCGAACGCCGCGAATGTGTATTGGTCTTCGATTAGTTTAGCTTTCAAAGCTGACAATTCTTTTTGGTCTGGTATTTTATCAATATCAACCGCCCACAATCCAGAATGTGTTTCGAGTCCTTTTGTGTTTCGTTCTTTGTATACTCCAGTGATTGTTATGTATGGAAGAGTGGCGTTTTTTAATGCCTTCCTTTCGTCTTCGTCTTCAGTCGCTCGAATTTGGTTTATCTGATTTTGCCATTCACCATGTTTAATTCCGTTTAGGAACTCACCTATTGAAATGGATTTCGTTGGGATTGTATTCTTAATACTCCCTTTGAAAAAACTTACCTGGGGGTTTGTCATTGAATTGAATATTTTTTAAAATAAAAAAGGGACATCCTCGGCGTGTGCGGACGCCTCGGATAATCCCTAAAATATATTTTTATGAACCGTTTCCGCACTTCGGTCATTACCGTAATGATAGTCATTTAATTGGACAATTGTCTCATCACCCATCCGCTTTTATACCCTTTGATAGTTGCGAATTCTTTAACGAGATTCGGGAATTGTTCTTCTCCTCTTTGTCTAAGTTGATTCATTATCCAACCGTTTTTAAATGGCCTTCCCAATTGTGGCGAACCATACGCGGCGCGGTCAATCAATTGCTCAACCGTCATATCTTCGTATTTGATTTGAAGTCTGTCAGGTAACTGTGAAAAGTGTTCTATCACTGTAATCTTACCCGCAATAATTGGCATGTTATCCTTGAAAGGTTGTTCAGCATTGCAGAGCGGACAAAATTTCGCTGAAGCGTAAATGATACCCTCGCACTCTACGCATTTTTTCATCGGAGCTTCTTTTTCTTTTAGCTTCCGCCCTTGTAGATCAAAGATCGCGGGCCAATCTCTGTCAGCTTCCCAGGCTAAAAGTCTTTCGCGGTTTCCGCCTAGATCGTATATGAAAAACTTTGATTTAATCCCTTTGATAATTCTGGACCCTCGCCCTACCATCTGGAGCCAAAGCGCCACGGAAGTAGTGGCACGATAGACAATGATAGTTTGTATTGGTGGATCATCAAACCCGGCGGTAAGAATCCCACAGTTCACCATTGTTGAATCTGGAGTTTCTTTATAGGCCGCGACTACTTCCTCCCGTTCCTTTGATCCCATTTTGGAATGGACCATGAAAGTAGTATCTGAAGATAGACGTTCAGCAACATCCTTAGTCATCTGAATCGAACTTGTAAAGATCAGCGTTTTTCCTACCCTGGCTTCATAAGCTTCAATCAAGTTCTCTATTGCAAAGACTTTGCTCTGACTCTCCTCTGAAAATTCACCGGCTATCTTTTCAAGTTTCGAGTCGTCGATTTCCCAAATGTGATAGGTGGGTCTTGACAGAAAACCACCCTCTATGAGTTCATTAATTTGAACTGGACAAACTACATCGGTGAAGACTTCCCTTAGGGGCCTTTTCTTCGACGCACCTATAGGTGTGGCCGTGGCTCCAATCACCTGGACCGACTCAGGTAAGATGTCTATGAAGTTTCTGAAGTTTCCAATGTGGCATTCATCTATGATGCATAAATCCATTTCAGGTATCTTGTGAGGAGAGCGCACGTATGTTTGTACCATACCATAAGTAATCATGAGCGGATTGATACCATAGGCAATCATTGTTTCTCGTGCCTGACTGATCAGCTCTGTTCTATGACAAACTATTCCAACTCTCGATCCCTTTTGTTGTGCGCGTTCAGCCAAGTATGAAAACGTCACAGTCTTACCCGCTCCAGTTGGTAGGCATAGTATTGGAAGTGATCTCACATTAGACTTACGCGCTTTGATCAACACACCACGAAGTAAATCAGTGCTTTCTTTTTGGTAGGGTCTTAATTGGAACTTCATTAGAAGAGAGTTAATTGCATTCTGTGATGTTTAATTCTTTTACAAGCCGCTTCGTAATACTCCTGATCTAATTCACAGGCCGTTAAATCAAACTTTAGCTTGTGGCATGCTATCGCTATCGAACCGCTTCCTAAATGAGTGTCGAGTACCTTATCCCCTTCCTTTGCATAGTTCATTAAAAGCCATTCGTATAGTTTAACTGGTTTTTGAGTAGGGTGGATTTTAACTGAATAGTTTTCGTTTGATTGCGCCCTTAATGAAAATTTCTTTACGTTGTTCTTAACACTTGAATACGCTAGTTCACACTCTGAAAAATCAACATCTCCAGACAGTAATTTATCCCATACTATCCATCCATTAGATGCAGGTAAATGAATAAAATTATTAGCCCCCCATACTATTTGATTTTTAGAAACTCTAAATAAATTATCGAAATACTCCTTCCCGGGTGCGAATTTATCCCAGTTTTTATTCTTGTGTTTTTTAATATCTCTTTTTCTACGGCCTATATTTGAATTAATATTTATCCCATAAGGAGGATCGACAATAGCTAAATCAAAATGATTATCTGGATACCTGCCCATTAAAATCATGTTGTCTTCGTTTGTTAGCCTCATCCTATAATCCCTCCTAATTCAGCCGGACTATAATTCACTGGCTTTAAAAGTTTACCGTCTGACAGTCTTTGAATGATATACATTCCGTTATCAGTCTCAATCTTACTACAAAGAATATCCTTTTCTTTCTCATATAAATTGAATGTGTCCATTGCCTCGTTAAATGTGTGACAAGCCTTTGACATGTTGGAGCGATGCACTTCGTCGAAGATTCTTGGGAATTCGTCGATAAAATGATAGCGTTCAACGAAGTCATAAACAAACTCCGCTAAATCGGAGAGTGAAACATAAGCGTCATGGATTGACTTTTCTTCAATAGCCTCCTGTAATCTTTCAATATTCGCTTGCACCAATTTAGGATCGGCCATGTTCGACATAGGTAGATAATTTTCCTGTGTGGCATCGATACCGAAATCAATCATAGTCCCCAGCGTCACGTATAAAAGGTCCGCCAATTCCTTGGCTAAGTTCTGGCGGTTCTTATCCGTCATTATCCATGCCCCGGTTTCAATTGCCTGAACCACCTCGTCAAATTCTTCCTGTATTAAAGTGATTCTCAGGTCTGTGCGTTTCTTGTTTGGAATGGTTGGCTTATCTGAAGCGGGAAAATTAAAAGTTTGTTGAAATTCCCGTACTTGTTGTAGTTGCTTTTTCATGATTTTATTTTTTAGAGTCGATATATTCTAAGA